TATGGCATTATTTGTTTGGATGGGACTACGTACATTGGAGCACTCCTTTTAATAATGGTGTAGCCCGTATACATACAGCATACGAAGGTCGTATATTTTATTGGAGATACAAGACTAACGACATACTGGATGTAATAACGTCTCCTTCTCAAGTGACATGGCTTACCTGCCCACCCTCTAACTATTTTAAATGAAGGCATAATAATGATACACACTCTAGGAAAATATCGTTATAAAGATGGAAAGATATATAAACAGGTGTGGTGGTGTTTTTATAGAGAGATTTATAAAATGCCCTATGTACATGCTGCGAAAGGTGCCGCTATTGTATGCCTGTTAGAGGAAGAACGTCCTCTATATTCTTATAAAGGTATACCTTCACGAATTGAACAGGAGCTTATACAAAATGCTATTAGGAGCTGACCCCGAAATGATGGCAGTAGATAGATATGGCAACCCACAGCCTATCTGTGGACTACTGGGAGGCACAAAAGAATCTCCCATCCCCGTACCTATGGGGGCATATCAAGAAGACAACGTAAATCCTGAATTTAATATTGACCCTGCACATACAGAAGAGCAATGGGTAGAGCATCTAACTTCGGTCATCAAGCACGTAGACACTAGGCTAGAACCTCTACAGTTGAAGCTAGCAGCCGTGCCTTCTTTTCATTACACTCCAGAAACTCTAGAGAGTCTGGGCAGTGCTGCTATGTCTTTTGGCTGCAATCCAGATAGAAACGTATGGACAGGGGATTGGAATAGAAGTCCTAATCCTTATACTACCTTACGCAGTGCAGGTGGTCATATACACTTCTCTTGTAGAGAAGATGAGGTAGATTCTATTGTAAAACTTATGGACATTTATTTAGGAATACCCTCTGTCCTACTAGACCCTGATAAGAGTAGAAGAGAGGCTTACGGAAAGGCAGGCAGCTTTCGTTATAAGCCTTATGGAGGGGAGTATCGTACTCTTTCAAACTTCTGGGTAGGAGAAGAGAGGCTAATGCGATGGGCATACCGTATGTCTCAAAAAGCCTATAAAGACCTAGCTCATCTACCTGAGCTAGTAGCGCGTATAACTCCTTACACTATTCAGCAATGTATCAATACTGCTGACGTAGAAAGTGCTAAGGACATTGTTACTGATTTGGATTTGGATATACCCTCTTACATGAGGAATATATAAATGATTGAAGATATTGAGGAATTTAGACATAGATATAGAAACACTATAATTGGGCTACGTAGGTCTAATAAGGTGGAACCTATTAAAGTAGTTAATATAGATAGTAGGCACCAACTAATATACTCCCTCATAAGTAGTGATACTGAGCACATAATTGATAGTAGTGAGGTTGAATTAGTATTAGACTATCCTACTTTGGGCTTATTCAACTATCAAGATGGTGTACTGTTTATTAGTCGCGGTGCTGGTAGAATATACAAGCGGGGCATACAAGCTACGCAGTTACATGCTATATCCGTACCTGTACTGTCTATAAGAGGCTGTATCACGCGTTCCAGGACAAGTGTGCAGGGCGGAGTGCTTACAGCAATCTACAATCCTATATACGTAACCGTATCCTCTGCCTTGCAGGATCTTTACAAAGGGGAGGCCGTGGCTAGAGCTATTAACACTAGCTACGCTATAGCAGCATTGCCTAACAGCCCCCTTGCAGGTGTATTTTATAAACAGCACCTCGTAGGGCATATCAATGAAGAAGAAAACTTCACACTACTTCCTAAATATAAGGATAACAAACAGATTTCAAAACAAGTAAAGGAGATATTAAATGTCTAACGTAGGTATGTTACTAGGAAGACCTGCCTCTGTACTACAGCATCTACCTTCTAAAGAGCTGGTGTCAGACAGTATGGTAGGAGTGGAAGTTGAATTAGAAGAAATGGGAAGAGCGTCATATGGTACAACGTATTGGGACGTGGTACACGAAGGTTCTATGCGCAGAGAGGGCAGAGAGTTCGTATTTAAACAACCACTATTCGGACAGGACGTTGTACATGCTCTCGAAGAGCTAGAAGCTACTGTAAGTGAGTACGCAGCCCTGTACCCCATAGATAACATTGTAGATGATAATACCTCGGTACACATTCATGTAGATTGTAGAGATTTAGATATTAAACAACTACATAATTTTATTCTACTTGCTATACTATTTGAACAGGTATTATTTACTTATGCCGCACCCGATAGGGAGAATAACATATTCTGCCTTCCGTTAGTACGGGCTGAACAGGAGATTTCTGCTGCCAGTCGTCTACTTAGAAATGGCGAGACTATGCTAAAAGAATGTTCGGAAGAGGCTTCTAAATATTCAAGTATAAATCTAGCGGCGTTAGCTGTATTTGGTAGCATAGAATTTAGAGCACATGCAGGAGAATGGAGAAAAGAGCCATTGTTACGATGGATCAACATCCTTCTATCTCTAAAAGAAGCTGCTAAAAAAGATATTATTACTATGGATAACTACTGCCAAGTATTAGAAGAAGTACCCTCGTCTGTACTACTACATACCATATTTGGGGAAGCTCTTAGTTCTATTGTAAGTAATCCTAACATTGATAGACAACTTATTACTGGGGCTAAGGTTGTAAACGAAGTGTTAGAAATGGCTACCCAGGAATACACAAGATTCTCTTCTATAGAAGAAGGTAGTCTACTTACTAAGTATGTAGCGCGTAATAAACCTGCTACAGGTACAGACGAAGAAGCGGAAGAAGCCCTTATGGCTTTCCTGAGAAACTACACACCCATAGCCTAATTCCTAGACATTCTAGGGGAGGATAGTAATATTTGCGGATTAATTGGAATAGCTAGTGAAAAGATAACAGGTAGGCATATTAAAGTGTTTAAACAGGGGCTGCACGTAGACATGCTACGAGGAGAGGATAGTACAGGCATTGCTGTAGTTCCTGACAAACTGACTACCCCTCTAATTATAAAAAGAGCTGTAATACCTACAGAATTATTCTCATTACCGGCCTGTAAAGCACTCTTGAAGGTAGCTGAGGAAGGAGGAAAGGCTTTAATAGGGCACAATAGAGCAGCTACTAAAGGATGTATTACAGACTCTTCTGCGCACCCCTTCCAAATTGATAATATAACATTAGTACACAATGGTACGCTGTGGCAACATTACAACTTGCCCCAGGGGCATCAATTTGAAGTAGATAGTGAGGCTATTACTCATTCTATTGCTGATATAGGAATTGAAGAAACCGTAAAACGCCTAGACGGAGCTTTTGCGCTAGTATTATTTGATAGCAATACGCAGAAGCTGCACATGCTTAGAAACACTAAGCGTCCACTTTGGCTAGCTTTTATAGAGAAAGAAAATACTGTATTGTGGGCTAGTGAAAAACCTATGTTAGAACTTATCACCTCTAGGAACCATATGAAAGTAGCTAAGTATATGGAACTAAAGGATCATGTACTGTACACTTTTGATCTTGAAGGAGAGCTATCTTCCTATACAGAGGTAGTGGTGGAAGGAAAAAAGCAATGGGGAGATTCTTACTATGCAGGCTATTCCAGGGGTTACGGGAACTCTTCTAATATCATACCGTATAGAAAGAAGACTCCTGCTGATTTAGGATATACTGTAAAAGATACTAAATTTATAGTAGATAAGCTAATTCCCTATCCTAATAGCCTACAAGGCCGGTTGATAGGCTACACTTGTGATAGTGAGGCTTACTTAATAAATGTATATGGAATACGCATTGCCGATTATGAAGTTGGTGCTGAGTATATGGGGGAAGTGTGTCATGTAGTAGAGAAACCTTCCTACCCCACTATAGAACTTACTGTGCTTGCAAAAAGTGTTAAGTTTTCTAAGTCTGTAGAGGACTATAACAAATGGCTGCTAGGAGATTTAGAAGAGCCTGCTACTGAGAAAACGTGGGTAGAATTAGACAATGCTATGATGACAGAGGAAGATGCAACACGTAAACTATCTAAAGGCTGCTGTGTATGCGGAAGTCCCATTCCCCTAGACGATTCAGAAGAAGTGATTGAGTACAGAGACGATGAATACTTATGTAAAGAATGTACTATTACATATTTAGTAGATACAGAGGCTTTTAACAGGAGATTACATTAATGATTCCCATAATATCCCCTTATAAAATGACAAGTGAAAGTGCTACGGCGTTAGCAGCTGCCCTGCATACTAAAAAAGTATATCCAGATAGGCGCTACTATCCTAGAAATAATCATCTGTTGATTAATTGGGGTAGCAGCAGCCCTCCGGTGTTTTTAGACCGGGGATGGCCAGGAGAGGTACTAAATAGATGGTGTAGTGTACGCTCAGCAGGCAATAAACTGCTTACATTTCAAAGACTTAAAGAGGCCGGTGTTTCTACACCGGAGTTTACAACTAATCATGACGAAGCTCATGACTGGCTACGAAGTGGTATTGCTGTAGTAGAACGTAATACGTTAACCACTCACAGTGGTCAAGGGATTATAATTAGAAACGGGAACTCCGCCCAGATTTCTCCTGATTGTAGGCTTATAACTAAGTACGTAAAGAAATCTGCTGAGTATAGAGTGCATGTGTTTAAGGGAAGGGTTATTGATGTGCAGCAGAAACGTACAAGAAGGGACACGTTTATAGACTATCAAGTGAGAAGTTATAATAATGGCTGGGTATTTTGTAGAGAAGACTGTTCTCCAGATAATTCGGTATTGGAGGAGTCTATAGCTGCTGTACAAGCCCTTGGTTTAGATTTTGGTGCGGTGGATGTTATATGGAATTCTCATTACGAAAAAGCATACGTACTAGAAGTTAATACAGCCCCCGGAATAGTAGGTACTACTTTGAATAGCTACGTAGCAGCTATACAGGAACTCCTATGAATTATGTGTTTGAACATTGTGTAGAAGATAGAACATATCACATAGAATACACTGTACAAGGTCTGCCAAGCTGCTGCGGAATAGCCTTAATACATGGTTTTGAGTCTGTGTCCCTTGGATATGCTTCCCTAGATACACAACTAGTAGTTCTAAAAGCCTTCTCTAAATTCTTAACGCGTCCTTTAGAAGATCTAGATAAGCGTGTGTATGATGTACAGCCTCATAACGATCCTCCTATACTTAAGCGCAGTAAGTTAATAATCGCAGATGCTGTGCATGGTGAGTATGGAAGTAGTACACCATCCTTGTATAAAATGTGTATAAACAACAAAGTATGGAAGCCCATAGGCGACAGCGTTAAGAATACTAATTCAGACAATCATATATGTATGTTTGAGTTTAACAAACATACATAATAGTATTCTCTCTAGAGAATACATATAAGCAGCCTAGAGGCTGCTATATATTTATATATTATATAATATATTTATATATACTATATATTCTATATAATATTCTCTTTAGAGAATATTAATATATACATATTAATGTATATATGTAGGAGACATTTATGTTCATAGTACATGATATACCCTTAGACAATAGAATTACTTTATGGAAACGTAATACAGAAAGGCAGTTTTTACTTGTAATTGGATATGATGGACTACATAATATTCAATGTAACATGCAGGGTGCTATTTCAGGAGGAGGTATAAGGGGTACGTCTGGACAACGTCTTGCCCATTGGCTGGAGGACGAGTTTACCTATGTATCTGATGTATCCGCAGCGTGTGCTGATATGATAGGGTCACAATCAGAGGACGTAGCTCCGCCTATATCACCTACTCCTGTCTCCTCTAGTGAAGCAGAGTTTAGAAGTCCCGTACATTCGGAAGATGTGGTATCTTGGTATGATCCGCGTATTAGCCTCTGATTTAGTATTAGGAGAACAGTCTCAGAATATAGTGTGTCCTTTTTGTAAAGGAGGGCATACAAAAGAGAAGAGTTTTTCTATTAAGAGAGAGCCTACAGGGCTATTATACCACTGCTATAGGGCTACGTGCGGTAGTAGAGGCTTCGTGCCTTGCGTAGGAGGGGTTTTTGGAGGCAAGGCTAAGGAGAGGCCTCCCAATCCCTACACACGCCCTCTACGACGCTTACACGCAAGAGAGCGTAGATTCTTTATGAGGAAATACCAACTTCGGTCATCAAGCATAAGAGACTTCTGTTATGCTACTGTGGATCAGAGAGTTGCTATGCCTATTATAGACGTTAGAGGATTTCGTATAGGATGGAACTTACGACACTACCCAGAACTAGCCCTAGAAGCTAAGGAGACATCGCGTAAGGCCATAACCTACTGGGACAATACCAACGTACCGACTCTACACTTTGAAGCTCCTAGAAGCCTTCATACGTCCTTAGTATTAGTAGAGGATCAACTGTCTGCTAAACGTGTTTCTATCTATCAGAATGCTGTAGCTTTAATGGGCTGTAATTTAACAGACCAGAATGTACAACATTTACTAGATTTAGGCGTGCAGGATGTTTATATAGCTCTTGATGGAGATGCTTGGGAGATGGCTCAAAAAATTAAAGAAAAATATTTATTATTTTTTAGGAACTTTAATGTAATAACGTGGTCTGATAAAAATACAGACCCAAAAGATATGACAGAAGAAGCCCTTAAACAAATCTTTGGAGAATTACAATGACTACTATTGACACATTAGAAAAGAAATATAAAGAGCTGGGCAAAGAGATTGCTAAGCTAAAACGTAAAGCGCAGTATGAAATTGACTTTAGTAAAATGCCTAAAGGAGTAGTTGTAGAATACGTATGTGATACTGGTAAGAGGGGTTCGGACATTTATAAAGTAGGGTATACAGGTAGGCAAGGCGCTTCCCCTTGGTTCGTTTTTAAGAGCAGGCTGCCAATCGGTAAATTTTATGGGACAGACACTCCCTCTGCTATTAAACTAGCACACAATCCCATACAGCCCTGGTTCGGAGGGGAATGTCCCTTGCCTGATAATGTAAGAGTGCGTTATTGGACGAGAGATAGTCCATTAGGATGTACAGGAGATGTAATGCCCTGTGAACGGCTAGAATGGAAATGGGATACTAAGGCTACAATACGAGAGATTATAGCATACCAAATCTTAGAATCTGATTGGCAGGATGTGTAATGAATGGAACGTAAAATAATTCATGTACTTCTTAACGATAAGGAGGCATTCAGTCAAATCCTTCCCTATTTAGAGAAGGAAGATTTCTCTGATAAGGGGCAGATAGTAATAGAACAGATTAAACATTTCTATGAAATAGACCCTACTGCTAATAAAGTAGATAGGGACATATTAATGTCCCGTATTGAGAGGGAGTACCCAAAGCATGCGAAGGCATTTGCAGCCGTGGTGGCTGAGGGCGAAGAAACTTCGTCCAGAAACATTGTTACAGAATACTTTGAACTCAAGAAGGCAGCTTGTGGAGAACGCCTTGGGAGCCTGCTTATATCTGGACAAGCAGGATCAAGAGAGAGTATGGAACTACTTGAACTCTATAAACGCCTCTGTGACGGGTATACAGGAGATACTGAGGAAGAATATGACATCTACCAAGACTACTCGGTAGAGAGGTTAGTTGAGTCTGTATCGCCTGAGAATCTTATTCACGTCTATCCTAAAATACTTAATGATACTCTTGATGGCGGTGTTCCTCCTGGAACGCACATTCTAATATACGCTAGGCCAGAAACAGGGAAGAGTATGTTTGTAATTAATATGGCAGCTAAATTTATTATGGAGGGACATAAAGCATTATATATAGGAAATGAAGATCCTTATAATATGATGCTAATGCGTTTTGTAAATAGACTGTCAGGTAAAACACGTCATGAAATTGTAGCAGATTGGGAAGGGGCACAGAGAATTGCTAGAGATAACGGTTATGGACTTCTTAACTTCGTTCCTCTTAGTCCTGGCACTTGCTGGGATGTTCGGAGGCTTGCACTGGCTAAAGAGCCAGATATAATTATTGTAGATCAGGTTAGGAACTTAGGTACAGGTAAAAAACAGTTTAATAAAGTAGAGCAGCTAGAGTATGTTACTAAGGCTATGCGTGATCTAAATAAAGAATTAGGCACTGTAGGTGTTAGTGTTACCCAGGCTGGAGATAGCGCAGAGAATAAATTAGAATTAGCAATGAATGATATTGATTTTTCTAATACAGGGATGCAAGCGCACTGTGATGTCATGTTAGGTATAGGTATGAATACAGAATATAATGCAATGAATAGGCGTGTAATTAGCTTGCCTAAGAATAAAATTTCAGGAAACCATACAAGTTTCCAAGTGGCTGTAAATCCTCTATTGAGTAAGGTTGTGAGTATTTAGTGAGTACAATATGAGTTATATACCATTAACCGTAGAAACTATGGCAGTTTATGGCTTTAATGAATCTATGGAAGCCTTACGACTTCCTACAGGCTCCAGGAGTGCTGGTTTTAATAAAGACATTAAACTAATTAATAAATTAATTTTAGCAGGAGACGATCATGCAAAAGCTATAAGAGGAATTGTAGTATGGGCTAAGGTAAGGATGCAAACGGGATTTATGATAGAATTAGATACCTACCGTATGGGAGTTGAATGCCTATCTACTTCCTCTAGCATGCATCAAGAATTACGTGGCTTAAAGGGAGAGGCTTTAGCAGAGAAGAAACAAGCTGATCTAGTAGAGAAGGTATATACAAGAATATCTACATATTCTTATCAAGCACTAAGAAATATATACATAGCACGACGACACCATAGGCATCCAGACTGGGATATATTTTGTAAATGGATAGAAAGGTTGCCTAGATTTAAAGATTGCATATATCCAGAAGTACAACAAAAGGTAAGTAAATTATGAGACTAGGTAGAATTAGTATTTTCCATGAAGAGAGTGATAATCCACGAGCACCTGTACTTAAAGGTACTATTACATATGAGAATGGTGTTACTAGCAGGGTGAGTTTGTGGAGAGAGGAGCATCCAGGAGTTAATGGAGGAGAATATTTCTCAGGCAGTATTGAAGAGGATATTAAAAAGCGTAGGTCTGGTACAATGCAGAATGAGAACGCTCCTACCAGTGCCAAAGAGGGTACACTAAAAGAAGACGATATTCCTTTTTAACCTATGCTCCCTAAGTTTATAACCTCTCCAGATCCAGATATTTATTGGGACAGTAATTATATTACATTGGATTTCGAGAATGCTCATTACGGAAAGGGATTTCCGTCTGCTCTAGAGCCATGGGCTAGCCATTTACTTAGTTGTTGGAGACCTCCATCTTCCACCATACAATCCCTATGGGGAAATGAATATCAACAACAGGTAATGCTAGATTCTATAAAGGGGGCTACTTTTCTAGTAGCCCATAATGCTAAGTTTGAGCTACAATGGTTAAAACGCATGGGAGCAGATCTCACCAAGATACTTGTATGGGATACCATGATAGCTGAGAAAGTATTGGCAGGTAATAGGCGATGGGCATTAGATTTAGGAGCCGTAGCAAAGCGTTATGGTTTTGGAGAAAAGGAACCTTATGTAGACGCTTGTATGAAGGGAGGGGTATGTCCTAGTGATCTACCTCCCTCTCTTTTAGAAAGACGATGTAAGCAGGATGTATATCAAACAGAACAGATATTCCTCAAGCAGAGACAACTACTAGCTGAGAATAATCTACTGCCTGTTATGTTTACACGTTGTATACTCACTCCTGTACTAGCAGATATAGAATTTAATGGTATCTATTTAGACGCTACAAGAGTGGAAGAAGAATATAAGATATATTCTGATAGGTTAAATGAATGTAGTAGGGCACTGGATAAATTTACAGGTGGTATAAATCCCCGCTCTACCAAACAAAAGGGAGAATTTTTGTATGATGTTCTTAAATTTAAAGAGCTTTCTTTTAGAGGTGAGCCTAAGCGTACACCAAGCGGAAATAGGCTTACTAGTACGCCTGACATTCTAAAATTAAAAATCACTACTAAGAGACAACGGGAGTATATAGCTTTACAAAGGGAATTTAATAGCCTGTCTGCTGCTGTCTCTAAGAATTTGGAGTTTTTTCATGGTGTATGTAAAGAGAGGGAAGCGAGGTTCCAGGGGTCGTTTAATCAAACGGTTGCTAGGACGCATAGACTGTCTTCGTCTGGGAGGAAAATCTATTTTGAGGCTTTCAAAAAAGAAAAGTCTTGCCAATTCCAAAATCTCCCCAGACAATTTAAACGATTGTTTAAGGCAAGAATACCCGGATGGAAAATAGCAGAGGTAGATGGAGCGCAGCTAGAATTTCGTGTAGCAGGATTTGTAGGTAATGATAGACAAATTCTTACTGATATTGTTAACGGGGTTGATGTACATCAGTTTACAGCAGACACACTCACTGCGGCTGGAGAACCAACGTCTCGTCAAGATGCAAAATGCTCAACATTTCGTCCGTTATTCGGAGGTAAATCAGGCACGACTGCTGTGCAGGAATACTGTAAAGCCTTTCGAGAGAAGTATAAGGACACTACCAATAGCCAAAATAAATGGATCAGTGATGTTTTAGCTACAAAACAACTAACTACCTGTACAGGATTGGTATTTTATTGGCCTACTACAACTCTCAACAGCCGATCAGGCTACGTTACAAACGGAGAAAGTATATGTAACTATCCAATTCAATCCTTAGCTACAGCAGACATAATTCCTATAGCTATTACAAGGCTATGGCATGAATTAAAAGCACATAAAACAGATACTTACATTGTAAATACAATACATGATAGTATTATATCAGAATTAAATCCAAAAGAAACTGAACTATACAACACCTTGGCTGTCAAATCCTTTACTGAATATGTGTACTTCTATCTAAAACAAGTGTATAATTTAGAATTCTTTATACCCCTAGGTGTGGGTATTAAGATAGGAGATAATTGGTCAGAGGGTGAAGAGTCTACTTATGAACTGGAGAGTCCCTATGAATTTAAACAAGATGCTAGCTGATGCTGGTAAAACCTTTATAAAAGCTAGATATGCAGTGCTAAAAATTAATGAAATTATTGGAGAAGATGTATAATGAGTAAAGTAACAGGTATTATTGAAAAAGTATGGGAAAATGCTGTAAAAACTCGCACAGGCCATGCCACTGCATACTCTATTGTAGTGGAAGGGACTAAGTATTCCTGCGGATTTAAACTACCTCCAGGAGTTGTAGAAGGGGCTAATGTATCTTTTGGTACAGTAGTAAATGGTAACTACACTAACGCAGATACAAAAACTATGGAAGTGCTAGCCCCTCCTACCGCACACACAGCTACTCCTGCCCCTAAAGGAGGAACCTCTGCTGAGGCACGGCAAGAAGTTATTGTCTATCAATCTTCTCGTAATGCTGCTATAGCAGTAGTAGATATTATGGAGAGGGCAGGGGCTATAAAACTACCAGCTAAGCAGGCGGATAAGTACGATGCTATGGTAGCTTTAGTAGGGCTTCTTACAGATGAATTTCATTGTGATGCTATGGATGTGTATACAGGTAATATGGTAGTTAATAGAGAACTACTAGGAGATCCTACAACAGAACGGGATGACTAATGATACACGAGAATAAGACTTACAAAATTGTATACCTAGAAGAATGTGAAGATCCTACCTATTTTCATAGCACAGAGTTCCCTATGGCACAGTATGCTATTATGAATAAGGAAACAAATCGTACAGAAGCGGTAGCTTCTAATATGCCGCAGGCATTGCTAACGGCTACGCAGTTTGATAGACTGCTACAAACTAAATACCATTACCAAATCATTAATAATATGTTTACAGATGTACCGGATGCTAATAATGTAGAAGTTGTACAATTATTTGATTCGGACGATGAAGGGAACGTACATTAATGCTATATCACATTGAGTATGATACAGACCAAGAACCTACTGTGCATAGAGCTTTTACTCGCAAAGAAAATGCGGTGCCGTGGGAGGTGGTACAGCACGAACTGCAAGAACACTTTATGAGACATGGATCTCCTATAGATGTATTATATTGGTCAGAGGTAATGCCGGATGAGTACTTCAAAGTAGAACAATGATCCTTTTAATAGATGCAGATGTAGTGTGCTATAGGGCAGCCTTTGCTGCCCAGCACCAACAATATAATATAATTCTTAATGGAGAAACTACGTACCTAGCTTCTTTTAGATATAAAAAAGAACTATCTGCATATCTAGATAGTGTAGGACTAGAGGAAGGTGATTATACTATTAGTAAAGAACAAGTTGTAGAACCTGTAGCTAACGCGCTGTACTCAGCTAAGCATATTATACAATCCATGCTGGATAAGTTTGATACTAAGCAGTATAAGCTCTACCTTACAGGTAAAGACAATTATCGTATGAAGATAGCTTCTTATTATAAAGCTAATCGTACCCAGCCTAAGCCTGTACATTATGTAGCTATGAGAGAATATCTAATTAATGTATGGGGAGCAGAGGTAGTTGATGGACAAGAAGCAGATGATGCTTTAGGAATTGCTCAGTGGAACACCTTAAAGGATACTTTCTTACTAGAGGGTACTCCAGGAAATGTCATGGAAGGTTCTGTTATATGTACAAACGATAAGGATCTGGATACTATCCCTGGATGGCATTATGATTTTACTAAACAGGAAGATAGTTATTGGATAGATCAGGAATATGCTACTTGGTTCTTTTATAAACAACTTCTAATGGGAGACACTGTAGATAATATAAAAGGTATACCTGGAATAGGAGCTAAGACAGCAGAGAAACTCTTAGAAAATGCACAGACTCCTACTGAATATTACAATATCTGTAAGTATCAATATGAATATCACTACACTCGTAAATGTAGGACAGAGAGAGGAAAGGAATTGGGTTTATTATGGGCAGATAGAATGCTGGTAGAGACTGCACAACTACTATATATTAGAAAAGAAGAAGGAGAATTATGGCAGCCCCCAGAGTAAAGCTACGCTGTGATGGTCAATGGACGGAGGCTAGGTATAGGTCTTTTATTAAGTCTGCTCTACGAGGCGCTAGCAAGCGATGGGGGCCTATTAATAAGTGTAAGCAGAATGCTAGAGTTAAAAGAGGGTTTTATAAATGCGTAGGGTATGATAGAAGGGCACATACAGTGCCCGCTTCTCTGCCTCCTAAAGCAGGAAATAAGAGACGTATAAACAATGCAGTGGTAGATCATATAGAACCTATCATCAATCCAGAAACAGGATTTATATCATGGGATATTACAATAGAGAGAATGTTTGTAGAGGCAGAGGGCTTACAGTTACTGTGCCATGACTGTCATTCTAGAAAAACAGCAGAAGAAAGAAACAGAGCCAGAATGGCTAGGAACAA